TACCAAGATGCGCATGGGCCAGGTTTTCCGCTGTCATCTGAGCATTGAATTGACCGTTATTGTCGGGCTCAATCCACTGCCTGTGAGGGAGAACCCTCCACTCAAACATAGACTCGAGAGAGCGCCCAGTATACTTGTGGAGGTAGACGCCATCATCCTCCTGCTTAACCGTAGCAGTCTCGATGACCATAGCGGTAGAGGTATCGTCTCGAATAAACAGATTCCCGAGACTGTACTCATAGCCCGGCTGATCCGAGTAGAGCTGGAGCTCGAACTGGCCGTAGTCATAGGCCCGCTCAGTCCAGTTGAGGGAGTAGAAGTTATTCGGAACCTCAATCCACGAGTTGTAGTTGTGAAGGAACGCGAAGAACAGCTGCATTAGATCCCCCTATAAAGCGTATCGTATTCCATAGAGACGTTCACGTCGTCAACGCCTCCAGCATACTGAAGGGCGATCGTGTTGATTCCCGGGTGCATCTGAATCCAGGTACTCCCTGGGGCCAGAACGCCGGTGATGTAGGACTTCCTTCCTCGAGCCTGGTGTGTAATAGACTTCTTACCAGGACGAGTGTCAACGACAATACTCTCTCCAGCATAGAAGTTTCCAGCTCGAGAGATAGACATTGTCTCATTGAAAGTCGTATTACTCAGGATAAGGTTACTGACCGTACCGAGGAACTCAACAGTAATAGTAACACCAGCCGGGTAGTCACCAAGGTATCGGATATCCTTACCCGAGGAGTTGGTCATGTCACCGAACTTGAGCTTGTGGTTGTCCTGTGAGAAGAACGGGAACTCGAAGGTGGGTGTATTGTCATTGAAGCCCACAACCTTCTGGATCTGAGTAGCGGAGGACTTCCAATACGGGTCCAGCCCAAGAAGGGAGACCTGGATCTCCTGCCGCTCAGAGAAGATGTTCGGCTCGACGGACTCGACGATGAAGTCGGAGTGCACGTTAAGCCAGTCGGTTGTCACACCGAGAGTAATGGTCTCCCCGACTCCGAAGTAGGAATATGTCTTGAGTCGGAGTTCCTGAATGTCGGTCCCCCAGGGGATCAGAGTCAGTACCACAGTACGAGTACTAACCCTGATCCCCTTAAGGAACGCTCCGTCCAGCAGGGCGAAACCATCAGTGCTGATGTCCGCCTTTACTGGCCCCAGACCAGTAATCTCCTTGACCGCGACCCCCGACTCATAGGGGTTCGTGATGTCGATGGTTAGACGATCCCCCGACTTTGTCGTGGACGAGATCTCTGAGATCATAGTGTCAACTTGTCCTTTGCCATTGCAAGCTGAGTGTTGGTGTTGCGGTAGATAGTAGCCGCGTCCAGCGCCTCAGGCGAGTTGTTGGTCTGGTTGAAGGTGATGTTTGTAACACCATTTTGACTATTCTTGTCAGAATTGTCAACTGCGATCGGAGCAGGAGGTCGAGCAGCATTAGCTGCCTGAGCTGTGACTCCGATGGCGGGCATGAAGTTGTTGATGCCCTTAGCCTGCTTCTGCATCTCGGTGAGGTCCAGAATAGGCTTGATTTCCGGCTTGAAGGATGGGTCGTCCTCGATGAGTTCGTTTACTCCGTCGAGCGCCTTTGACATAGCGTCGTAAGCTGCGCCAGCCATACTACCGCCGGCATCAGCAACACGATCACCAGTATCCTCGATACCTATAGCAAGACCCTCACCGACATATCCTCCAAGTTCCATCATCAGTCGAGAAGGAGAGTGGATCTTGAAGTAGCTCTTGACCTTGTTGTAGCCCTTCTTGGCTACGTTCAGCATAGACTCACCGAAGCTCCAGGCCTTGGATGCGAGACCGTTGGTCATACCGTCGACAATAGCCCAAGCAATCTCTCGACCAACCTTGTTGAAACGAGGAGCGTACTCGTTAATAGCATCGCGAACACCTTCAAGAAGCTTGAGGACCGTCCACATACCCTTGTCAATGATCTTCGGACCATTCCTAGCAATTCCATCAAGGAAGTTGAGGATGACGTTGGTGGCAGCGTCAATGACCTTGCCGATGTTGTCAGCAATTCCGTTCAGGAAGTTTGCCAGGATCGTGGCGCCCTTTTCGCCGAACTCGTAGGCATGGTTAGCCAGCTCAGTGAGCATCGCCTGGATCAGGATGAACAACGTTGCGACAATGCCAGGGATGTTGGCATTAATGGCATAGATGATCGCTCCAAGCAATGCTGCCATGGCCACCGCCAGCTCAGGGGCCTTTGCTCCTAGTGTGATGATGAAGTTGGCAATAGCTGTGGCCACATCGATCGCCACCTGGGGCAGAATCGCCGCAAGCTGCTTCAGTCCCTCGGTCAAGACCAAGAATGCCGCTGCACCGGTTGTGGCACAAATACCCAACACAGCGGCAAAGGCCGCCATACCGATTGAGATCGGAAGTAGTGCCAGACCTAGCGCTAGTAGTGCCGCAGTAAGGATGATCATACCTACCGCGAAGTACTGTGCACCAGCTGCCGCAGCAACTAGGATAAGCATACCACCAGCAAGAGCGATCAAACCAATTGCCAGCTGTGTCCAGGTGATACCAGACAGAGTCTTCATTGCTGAGGCCAGGGCCAGGAATGCGATAGACGCGATACCCAGAGCGATGCCGCCTTCCTTGAAAGCGTCTGCTGCCGCCATCGAGATCGCCAGAATAGCGAGACCAGCCGCGAGAGCTATAAGTCCCTTAGCTAGCGTCATGATATCCATGTTGCCGAGAATGGCTACCGCACCGGTTAAGACAATAACCGCTGCAGACATAGCGATGATTGCAGCCGCTCCGCGGGCATTAGCTCTGCCTGCAATTGCCATTGCTACGGATAGCTCCGCAATAATGACACCCAAAGCAATGACGCCCTGGAGAAGCTTGCCAGTGTCCATCGTACCAAGCATCCAGATAGCCGCCACAAGGATGTTGCAAGAGACAGCCAGCGATAGAAGAATTGCAGCGCCCTTACCCATAAAAGGGTCCTTACTAACGACCATCATGAACCCAGACAGGATCGCCACAACCGCGGCGAGGGTTACGACTCCCTGGATAGCCTTACCAGTATCCATGGACCCAAGAGTGTATACTGCTAGAGACAGAATAACACAGGATGCAGCAAGAGCAAGAAGGATTCCAGCTCCCTTCTCAACGCCCTTGGTAGCAGCCATCTTGGCCATGAACTCCTGCATGGTCATCATCAGGATCTTCATGGCAGCAAGACCGACCACAGCGCCCTTGAGGTCCATTCCGGCAAGAATTCTGACAGCTGTCGCCATCAAGATCATGGCTGCGCCCATAGCGATGAGCATAGCCACAATACGAACGCTGTCATTCTTGAAGGCCACCATCTTAGTCATGGACTCAAGCATGTCATCCATCATCTTGAATAGGAACTTCAAGACCGCAAGAGTGACTAGTAGCTTTGGCGCAGGAACCAGAGACATCAGGATCAGCGCACCCGCAAGAACTCCGAGGGCAATAGCGATCGTTAGGAGAGCCTTAGCCTTAACCTTCTGCTCGAATGCCTCGAGGACTCCGCCGAGCTTATCGAAGACGTTACCGAGCTTGTCAGCAACATTTCCGATCTTGTCAAAGTTCTCCTTAAAGGAGTTGATCCATCGAGTAAAGGCGATAAGCACTCCTCCGCCAATGGCCCCGACAAGGATCTTGCCCATGTCATAAGACTTGAGGTTGGAGTTCGCTTGACTCATCGCGGTACCGATAGAGCCGAATGCGTTCTTTGCGCCCTCCTTCACCTTGGGGGCGAAGGTGTTAACGACAAAGTCCTTGAACTCGATGAACTTCTGCTTGATAGTGTCGAAGAGTTCCGGAAGGTGTACGGCTTGAGCGACCTGCTTAATGTCCTCAAACCACTTCTTGAGGAAGTTCTCCTTAGCGGCCTGACCTGTCTCCTTAGCAGCCTGGGCTGCGGCAGTACCTACCTCAGATACGGCACCCGCTGCCTCCTTAGCCTTAGCCTTGACCTCACCGTGACCGTTAACCCAGTCGCGGAATGAGACCGCTACTTCCTTAACCTTACCGCCGATGTCGGAGAAGGACTTGCCAAGGTGGTCCCAAACACTACTATTTTGAATAGTGTTCCACGTATCGACAAGCGCATCCTTCAGCTCAACAAGTTTCTCCTTGAGCCACTGAACCTTCTCGGAAATCCTGAGCTTGTTACCGAGTTCATCGAACTTGGTTCCCAGAGAAGCGACAATTGCCTCAGCCGAAGACATGTCTCCTAGGTTGAAGCCCTGGAAGTAGTCGGACAAAGCGGCTTTGCCGGAAACCAGCTTAGCCTTTAACTTGTCTCCGACGCTTCCTGCGAACTCATTGATCTTGGACTTGGCCTTGTCTACTCCGCTGTGGATGGAATCCATCGCGGCAGAGAACTCTCGACCGATAACCGAGTTCTTAAGAGCGTCCTTGACGAGTCCGAACTTCGAAGCGAGGTTCTTAAGCCCCTCTCCGGCACCCTTGACCTTTCCTGTGAAGTCGATCCACATAATGAAGTCATGGATCTTGTCTGAAACCCACTTGATTGCCTTACCGACTAGGTCAATCGGAGGTAGGAGTAGCTTGAGTATCTTTCCGCCAAGGTCTAGCTTGGTGAACCACTGGTCAAACCAGTAGATCGCCTTGCCAATTACCTTCGTAATCTGGAATACGCCAGAGTTGATCCCTGTGAACGCTGGGAATAGTGCGCTGATAATGTGTGAGGCGACCGTGAAGATGACTTGAGCTACCTCGCCGAGGATGGTGGCGAAGATATGGAAGATCGAGAAGACCCCTGTGAACGTCCACTCAAGCTTCTCGGCAAAGTTGTTCGTGATGATGAGCTTAGACGTGAAGTTCTCAAACGCCTTGGTGATGCGAACAAGACCTTCGGCACTAGCGTTCATGAATACTCGTCGGAAGGCAGTACCGATCTGGCCGAGTACCTTAACTATAGCCCAGAAGATATTTGCAAGACCCTGAACGAGGGCGGTGCGTCCACCAAGGTCCTTCCACATCTGGAGGAACCCGTTTCGGGCATCGGCACTGGATTTAATAACTGCGCCGAGCCAGTCGCCGATAGCGGTAAACAGATCTGATGCCTCTTCGAAGTCGCCAAAGAGAATCTCGAACGTCTCGGCCCATCCGGAACCGATGGCTTCCTTGGTCGTATCTACTAGCTGGCTAAAGGTTCGGATCTTGGTTGCGGCGTCAAATGCTCCCTGAGCAAATTGCTTGAGCTTGTGCGCTTGCTCCTCAGAATAACCCATCTCAACGAGCTGAGCCTCAGAGAGGTCATTCGTTAGGGCAGTAAGGGTGGTCGTCATGACCTGGGCAGTAAGCCAGTCTTCCTTCAGGGATTCTCGGAAGTTCCCATCCTTAGCAATAGCCTCATCATAACCAGTACCCATCATTCGGGAGGTCTCGATAAGGGCATTCCTGAATGACTCACCGCCCATGCCTGCCTGGACTAGCGAGTTCCAGTCCTGAAGGTGGACAGCACCAGCCGCGATAGCCTGCGAGAGCTGGGTGTACGCAGTGGCGGTCTGCTGGGCAGTTGAACCCGAGGCCGCTGCGAGGTTGGACAGACCCTTAATCGACGCCACAGAGGTTTGTAGGTCAACGCCTGCGGCGGTGAACAGACCAATTGCGTGAGTCATGTCACTGAAGCTGTACACCGTCTTATCAGCATAGGTGTTCAGCTCGGCCAGAGATGTCTTAACCTCGCTGAGGGTGGTCCCCTTCTCAACTGTGTTGGCCATAATGGTCTGAATGGCTCTCATTTTGAGCTCATACTCATTAAAGCCATCTTTGATGGTTCCGATGAAGCCGGAGACCACGCTTCGACCCGCGTTTAGTGCTGCGACACCGATTCCGCCGAATGCAGTTACGGCGAGACCCTGCATGACGGTCATGTTCTTGCCGATATCGAGGGCCTTCGTGGCCAGATCGCCTAGAGTCGTATTCTTAGCTATCTCGCCAATTCGAGAAAGACCGTCTGCAGCCCCCTGCATCTTCAAGGATTCCTTGAGTCGGTCCATACTGGACGCGGATTCCTTGATCGCAGAAAGGAACTGCTTGTTATTCATCTTGAGCGAGACTACCCGCTCGTCAATAGTTGCCACTACTTAGTGACCTCCTTCCAGGCCTTCTTCGCTATCTTGTCGAATACGGGCCTGATAGCGGGGTTGATGTAGTCTCGGCCAACGACATACCCGCCATTACGAGTACCGTGACCATATTGCAAGATGACGGCGATGTTTACGCCGTTGTTTACGTGTGAGTTTGTCCAGGTGATCTTCCAGTTCTCGCCAGTTCTGGTGACTTCGTAGTTCCAGCTAGCTGCCGTCTCGCCAGACCTGGAGGGGGTCGCCGCCTTGAGAGCAGAAACCCCCTCCTTGCCGAACTGATTCATGATCAGAGCCAGGTCTAACTTCGTCATTCTGTCAAACCAATTCCTGGTGAGTTTCCAGTCTCCCTGGCTCTCGATCGTAATCATGATTCTCCTAGACTAGAGATTCAGAGTAGATGTTGGCTACTCCTGAGACCATGCATCCGACAGCACCCTTGGCTAGAGCATCATCATACGCCTGCCTTGTCGGGCAGATGTGACCCCATACCGGTTTACCGAGGGCGGTGGTTCGGTTCCAAACCTCATCGCTGGCATCGAAGGACATACCGATGTAGTCCCATGGCTTGTGCCACTCGTTGATCCGGCCATCAGTTACCTGATCTGGATACGAGTATCCCCAGCACTTCCAACCATCCGCCTTCCACTGATTAGCCAGCCATCCGGCGTCGATGGAGAACTTCCAGATGATTCTGCCATGAGCATCAGAAGGGAAGAACTTCTTCAGCTCCTCCCACTGAACCGCGGAATACTTAGGATCGAGTACTGTAATGTGACTCGAGCCATATGCTGCGAAGTACTCCTCAACCGTCATGAAGGGCTCGCCCATAGTGGTGAACTTCTGGATCTCCGCCCATGTCATCTCGGTGACGGGGGTATCTGGAGCCGTCTTATCCACACGCTGGAGGGTGCGATCGTGGTTCAGGAACCAGACTCCATCCTTCGTCTTCTGACATGAGACCTCCAAAGCCCCTGCTCCGAACATAACCGCGTTTGTGTATGCCCGGATCGAGGCCTCAGGCCAGCTGACAGATCCTCCTCTGTGGGCGATCAGGAAGCCGCGAGTGTCCATCATGGTGTATATATCGGAGTATCCTCTTGGTACGGCACGCATGGTAGACGGCTGCAGTTCCCCATTCCAATATACGAATACCGGATTGGAATTTCCAGAATCGGTAATCTCTATACCAGGAGTGACTACGGCTGGAGGTTCTGGATTCTCTTCCTCAAGTTCTACCCAGGCATAAGCCTTAGCGCCGTACGAATCCTTCACTGACGAAGCCAGTGCTCCGATGGTCATCGACCACGAGGATCCTCGGTTACGTTTACCGCCTCTAGCGATTGGGTCGGTACCTGGGGGATACCATACTGGTTCATCTCGAGAAGATGGTGCGTGATATTGTACGGCTACTAGATTTTTCTTGGTCTTATCGAGAGTGGGAATACCTGGTTGCCAGGTATGTATCTTATAGTTGGATCCCCCGCCGATCGAGAATAAGACGAAGTTCTCTCTAGCATTGGTAACAACGTCACTATTGAACTTAAAGTCGCCATCAAGATCAGCTTTTGTGGCCCGTTTTACAGCCACATACCCAGATCGCCCACCGGCGTCACGGTTGTATTGGAAATCCCAGCCAGCAGGAGGTCTGGCTTTGGTGTCTCCAAACTGTGAAGCATAGAATACAACTATAAGGTCGCCGATCTCAGCACCGGTACTTCGTAGCGAAGTAGTACCAAAACCATTAGCCTCAGATCCGCTACCAGTAGCTAAATGGACATGCAATCCTGGCTTAGGCGTCTCATAGACGTTGAAGTTATGGATAGTAATGTCTTGAGCTGTACCCGGAACCGCAATGGATGGCGTCCACATTGGATAGGCGTTATTTGGAAGTTCGAAGTCGAACTTGATCGCCGCATTAGTACCGCCCCGGATATTCCAGGTAGTAATGAAGTCCTGTTTATCAGTCTTCTGCTTACCTGCCTGGAACCAGTTCGCTCTCATGGCGAGCTGGGTATCTCTATCCGCCGTATACGTTATCTCGACTGTCCACTTGCGATCACCGACGGTATAGGCAGCACTCTCGAATGGGGTGGAGCTGGATCCCTTTCGGATCAGTCGTCCATCCCCTACTCGAGCGCCGTTACCTCCCCACCAGGCTCCAATTACTGGGAATACACTAGCCATTACTTGGCCCGCCTAACAATCACCGTCCCGGACGGAGTCCCAGCAGGCACTGGGTCATCAGGTCCGAGGACAATCATCTTCGGTACCTCCGGAATCTTGAGATTGTCGACCTTCAGCTTGAGCTTCAGGTACCCCTTGAGCCACGGAATGATCAGCTCACGGATCTCGGCGCCCGGAGGATTCTCATAAGGGTTCCCAACCGGGTGCCACTGACCACCATTTTGAGGATCCTCAACAAGGAAGCCATCAGTGACGTAGAGGTGGCTGATTGCGAGGTTGTCCGCCTTGTCGAAGACCTTCTGGTAGTTCTCGGAGGTGACGGAGTGCACCACAGCCCACCATCTAGTGGATGGATAAGCCTTCATGTGGTCCGGAAGGATGGGCGAAGTGGGATTCTCCTCGAGGAACTTGGCTGCCGTTCCTTCGAACATCATACAGACATCGAAGTCGAGGTTACACACCTCCTGAGAGATGTTGGATCCGGTGTTGATGGCGATCACGAAGTCCAGGCCGTTCTCACGGCGGATCGTGTCAATCAGATCCTTGTACCACGGAAGCCGATCCTTACGAGCATCCCATCCGTTGATTACCTCGTCAAGGAAGACCCCCTGAACAAGGTCGCCATACCAGTGCTTAGCGCGCTTCAGCTGCTCAAGGATATATTCCTTGGTGAACTTGGAGGCGTTAGGAATACCTCGGTTCTCCTCGGAATCGGGATTGATCGCGGCTCCATACTGAGTCTTGATGTAGAACAGAAGTTTCTTTGCTCCTGCGCCAAGAGCGAGCTCACCCTGCTTCTGGAAGTCTACCTCTTGCGCCTCCCAGTCTCCGCTATTGCGGTTAAGGATGACGTATCCAAGGTTGTCACGGAACTTCAGTGTCTGAGCCCATTTGGAGAACTGCCCAGGCTTGCCGTCCTGGTAGTAGTCAGGCCAGTAGTATGTTACCGGAGAGTAGTATCGAGCACCATTCTTGAATGGGTTGGTCTGGCGAAGTGCATCTTCAACATCCGCCTTCTCGCCGTAGGTCTTGGCTGCCTCGTCCTTGGTGAGATACCTGTCGAGCTGAGGGGTGACTGCATCCTGACCAGCCGGGCCACGCTCTCCAGCAGGTCCGGGAGGACCCTGCGGTCCAGGAGGGCCAGCGGGTCCAACTGCACCATTATCGCCCTTGGGTCCGGGTTGACCATTTGCCCCGGCGGGACCAGCAGGTCCAGTAGGGCCCGGAAGACCATTGTCGCCTTTAGGTCCAGGAGGGCCAACAGGGCCCCTAGGTCCTTCGGGGCCAGGTACCGGGGTTCCTCCAGCTCCGCCACCAGCGGGTCCAGGAGGACCCTGAAGACCCCGAGGGCCTTCCGGTCCAGCAGGTCCGCGCTCACCGGCATCGCCCTTAGGTCCGGGAGGGCCAGCAGGACCGGGATCACCCTTAGGCCCGGTAGGTCCCTGTGGACCACGAGGGCCAGGTGCGCCAGCTCCACCGCCCCCTCCACCGCCGAACGGAAGCGGGGAGATCTCGGATGTGGGCTCAGCGGACATGATGTCAATAATTCCACCCTGAGTCAGAGCAACGTGCTTGACGATGTCGAACTTGGGAGAATCGATGTAAATGGTGTGGGTCCAGGCGCCAGAGGGGGTTACTCCAGCGCCCGGAGCCAGCACCTCGATGTTGACAGCGCCAGCCTGGTCTGTCCGAACCATGTGCTCGCGCATCGAGACTGCGGCACCTTCAACGGTAGCCGTAGCGCCCTTCACGTCAGGAACGATTCGGACAAGAGCCCGACCATTCTCTCCTCCAGGAATAGTTCCCGTTAAAGTACAGTATGGCGCTGCCATTTTGAGCCTCCTACGGCTGTTCGGCCCTGTCGAGCAGGGCGTTCACCTTGGTGTTTGTCTCGGCGCCGTAGACACCATCGACCTCTGCGCCGACTGCAGCCTGAACGGCCTCTACAGTCGCGTCGTGAGCCTCCTCAGAGGCGTCGCCCCAGACTCCGTCCTGCTCAGTACCAACAACGGACTGCGTAAAGGCCACGCCGAAGGGGAAGGTCTTCCCGCCCCATTCAGAGGCCGCAGCAAGTGCGTAGCAGCGAGACCGAGTGTTCGGACCGGCGACGTTGTCGGGGGTAGCCCGGACTGCACGCTGCAGAGCGCGGATGTCGG